CTCTGAATGCCAACGTTTCCCAGGAGTCCTGATCATGTCCTTCTTCGATTTCAATTCCGCTTCAGAACAAACTTCCTTCGATTTGATTCCGAAGGGTGCGGCCGAGATTTCGCAGACATTGAAACAGTTCATCGATGAGGTTGTTGAATTCGCGTACAACCCGGTCTTCACGGTCAACGACAAGCGCCGACTGGTGTTCAAGGATGGATTTCAGTTCGAATTCAAACCCGAAATGGTCGGACTCGATGAGTCACTGGTCGAACCGGGGCAGACCGTCGCGCTCAATCTTCCCGACGTGGGAATCGAGCGGCCGACGCCCGAAGCGGTCGTGAAGGATGTTCTCGGGAGAGACTTCGCCGTCAAAAGCGGCGGAAAGAAGGGTGGGCTCATTCTCCGTCGTCTCGGTAAACCGAATGGCGATGCCATCAAGGTCTCCGGCGGTGGGCAGAACTGGAGCGTGACCAGCGGTCTTGAATTACCCGATGGGAAACGTGCTCAGCAGTTGCTCGATGGAATCTCGTGGATTCGTTCCGAACAGATCGAGAAGAATCAGGAGGCCGCAGAGGCTCCCAAGTCGAAGCTCAATGAACTCGCCGACAAACTCATCCAGTCCGGCATCGACGACGCGAAAGCCCTGAACGATTCGGTGCGGGGCAAAGTGCTCGATGCGACGTACTTCACGAATCCGAAGTTCCTTGCCAAAGCCGGAATGATCGTCGGGAAGTTCGCCGCGGGCGGTGTGCTCAAGTTCGGGGCGATGATCGAACAACTGACCGCTTCGATTGGGAAAGCCGCCGTCGACAGAATTCGACCCGCACTGGAAATCGAGTGGGACAAGGCGTTTGCTTCCGGTGAGTATCCGAAGATGGAAGCGCGCGAGAAGCCCGAAGTTTCCGCAATTGCGGAAAAATCGGGTTCGGAATCGGTCTCGGAAAAGTCCGCAATTGCGGACTCCGGCGGCAACGACCTCACCAGTATCAAGAAGGCTGTCGTCAACGACATGCGGGAGATGGTCGGTCTTCCCGAGATGGAAGGCTCAACCCCCCAGACGGTCGAAGAATGGGCGGAACAAGCCCGGTTGACGCTGCAGAACGATCCCGACGCGGCGAACGACCTGGTGAACGAGCTCGCCACGCATTCCCGCCCGATCAGCCAGCACGACGCCATGCTGCTTCAATTCCGTTATCGGCAACTGGCGAACGAACTGAAGCCCGTCGTCGATAAATACTTCGCCGCCGTGAAGACGAACGACCCGGTCAAGATCGCCACGGCCCGAACCGCCCTCATCAATGCCCGCACGGAAATGACGGCCTTCGAAGAGATTATTCACGCCTCCAAGGAGACGTGGGGTCGAGCCGGCGTAGCACTCCAGCAATTGCTCCGCAAGGACTTCTCGCTCGAAGCGATCCTTCGTCGCGGACAAGAGGCGAACATGGGGGAAGAATTGACCCCCGAGCAGACGGCCGAACTGACCAGCATGGCGAAGCAACTCGAAGACCTGCAAAAGCAATTCGACGAGTTGCGGAAAAAGAACGAGGCACTCGAAGCGGAACTGGCTTCCCAGAAGCAGCACGAAGAAGCCGTCAAGGATGCCAAGCGTTCCACCGTCTACAAGAAATCCGAGCGCCGGCAAAAGGTTGACGCCAAGATTGCCGCGGCATGGGACAAGGTTCGGACCATTGGGAAAGGGAAGCTGTATTCGATCGAGGGGTTGGCGGTGGACGCGGTTTCCGCGGCCACGGACCTCATCAAAGCGTACACCGAACTGGGCGTTGTGACGTTTGGCGAATTCATGCAGAACGTCCGTAAAGCCCTCGGCGCCACGGACGCGGACAAGGCAGAGAAGAACTTCCGAAGTGTGTGGGACCACCTGAAGGAAACGGGCGAGATTCCCACGATCGACCTCACGGACAAAGCCGACCTGACCCGCGAAGCCCGCCGGATTCAGAAGACGCTCGTGGAAAACGGGATGACCGACCGCGAGCAGGTGATCGACACCGTTCACGAGATTCTGAAAGAGGAGATTCCCGACCTCACCCGCCGGCAGACGATGGACGCATTGAGCCGGTACGGCCAGTTCCAAACGCAGTCGAAGGACGAAATCGAAACCCTGATTCGGAACATGAACGCCGAAATCCTGAAGCTCTCCCAGATCGACCAGATGGAGATTGCCATCCGACGCGTCGAGCAGCTTCGGAAAGAGGGGAAGACGGACGAGCAGATCGGCAAAGCCCTGGTCGACGAGAACCTGCTGGTCGAAGCGACCGGCCTCGTGCGCGACAAGCCTTCCCAGACCGTGCGGCAACTGACCCAGACGTACAACGAACTCAAGAAGCAGATTCCGGCGACCCCCGAAGGCAAGGCGGGGCTGCTGCAGACGATTCTGTCCCAGATGGAGCGGGGACTTCTGAACCGGATCGAAGACCTCAATTGGGAAATCGAGCACAACGAGCGGATCGTGCGTGAGAAGCGCGAGCGACCGACCAGTGACCGCATCAAGGAACTGGAAGCGGAGCGCGACGGCCTTCGGAAGATTCACAAGGAAATGTTCCCGCCTCAGAAAAAGAAGATGACCGATGCCCAACGTCTTGCCGCTTCCATCCGTGGGGCAGACCGGGCGATCGAAACGATCGAGAAGCAACTGGCGGCGCGCAACTTCGACACGACGAAACGCGACTCGGTTTCCTCACCAGAGCTCGAGGCGAGGCAGGCCCGGCTGAAACAACTGCGGGCTGCGAGAGAAGCGGCCAAGGCGTTCGAGCTGAATCAGTTCGAAGGGGAAGGCGGGCAGGCGCCCATTGATCCCGCCCGCAAGATGTACGAGGCGTCACTTCGAAAGCGGATTGCCGATTACCAGCAGATTCTCGCGGAAGGGGACTTCTCTCCCAGGCCGAAGAAACAGCCGAGAACCCTTTCCGCCTCGGAACTCAAGCTCAAGCGGGAGATGGAAGACGTTCGGCACAAGGTGCTCGATAAGTTCGCCGAGTACCACGTGGCGCACCTGAAGGGGTTCGCGTGGGGAGTCGACAAGGCGAAGGAAGCGAGTCACCTGATGCGGGCCTTGATGACGTCGCTCGACGCGTCGGCACTCTTGCGGCAAGGCGGCATCGTCGCGATGAGTCACCCGGACATCGCCGCGAAGGCGCTCACCGGGACAATCCTCTCTATCGCCCATACGTACGACTCGGCCAATGCGAAAGCGCTGCTCAACGGATTGACCGTCGAGAATGCCTTGAAGTTCCTGAACACGATCGACAGTCGGCAGGCCGAATTCGACTTCATGCACAACCTGACCAGCGGGAAAGAGGGAGAATTCCGGCAGTTGGCCGGTCTCGACATGACCAGCAGCGACCAGAAGATCACGAAGCAGGAGGAGGCGTTCAGCGGCCGATGGGGGAAGTACGTTCCCTGGGTTCCGATCAGCGGTCGGCTTTACACGATGATTCTGAACAAGATGCGGGCCGACCTGTTCGACTCGATGGTGCAGAATCTCGGGCGGAACGGGCAGGTCACGCTGGACGAGGCGAAGATCATCGCGAACTTCGTCAACGTCGCGACCGGCCGCACGAGCATCAAGTGGGTCAAGAATCACTCCGCGGCACTGAATATCGCGTTCTTCGCCGCTCAGTATGTCGCATCTCGGTTCCAATACCTTGCCATGCCGCTTTACCTGCCGGCGAAGGGGGGGCTGAAGGCGGATTGGCGAGTGAAGCGGGCGATCCTCAAGGAATACGCGCGCACGGCGACCGGGATCGGGACCGTGCTCGGAGCGTTCGCCCTGCTGGCCGCACTGGGCTACGACGATGACGATGAAGACCGGCCGATAATCGAACTCGACCCGCGGTCCAGCGACTTCCTCAAGGTGCGTATCGGGGAAACCCGGCTCGACTTCCTGGCGGGGCTGCAGCAGGTGGTTGTTCTGGCCGCGCGTCTTGCCCCGGATGCGATCGGTGGAGGTCAGACCAAAACCACTTCTGGCAAGGTGAAAGAACTCGGCGGCGAAGGGTACAAGCCCGACACCCGCCTGGACGTGGCTTGGGATTTCAGCCGCAAGAAGTTCGCCCCGGCTCCTGCAGCAGTTGCGACGATCATGGACGACTGGAAGAACCCGGTCGGCGGGAAGGAAACGCCGGCATCGCTGGTGCTGGGCGCCGTGACCCCGCTTTCGCTTCGTGACGTCGCGTCGACGATGGAAGAGCAGGGCGTTCCCAAGGGAACGGGGATGACCGTCTTGTCGCTCCTGGGAGTCGGCGTGAACACCTACGGCCCGCGGACGGAGTACCGCAACGCCAACGAAGCAGAGCGGAAGAAGCTCTTCAAGACGAAGGACAAGGCGAAGAAGCGAGAATACCGCAAGGAACGCGAGAAAGAGAAGAAACCTTGATCTTTTCGAGGCTCAGGGTCGCGTTAAATACGATAAGGGACGGTCTTAATCGGCCGCGGCCGGAAAGACCTTGCCTTCACCTTCGACGTTGTGCGAGACTTTGGTGGTTCCACCGGGACTTTCATAAAGAAGCCCGTTCGACCGATCTCTTTATACACGAACACTTTGTCAATCATGGATGAACTTCCTCCTACCGATACCAGTCGAGAGGACACACGAAACATAGCAGAGGGCCACAGAAGGCGTTTATCGGTGGACTGCCTTCCGTTCAAGGAGACGAATCCTGATGAACGAACCGTCATTGACCCCAAGGCCGGGGCAGGGGCATAATGCAGCACGTCGGGCAAAGGCACACGCACTACTCGACGCCCATCTCGATCGGTACGAAACGAATTTCTACTTCGGCAAAGTGACGGTCAGCATCCCGATTCAGAACGGAGTGTTCGCGCACGTCGAAGACGAGGCCAAACAGGTTCACAAGTAAGTAACCAGGTCGTTGTGTAACACAAGCCTGAATTCTCCCCAACCGGGGCGGAATTCAGGCTTTTTTCGTTGAAGGGGCCGCGAATGGGTGCAGGTGAATGGATCGCTCTTGTCACGCTCGGAGTCGTCATTCTCGGGGGTCTCATTCACAACAGTATTCGGCTCGGGCGAATCGCTTTGACCTGTGAAACCTTCGAAGACCACAAGACGGAAGTCTGGGCGAAGTTCGATCGGGTGGACGGCCGGCTGACGATTCACGGGGAAGAGATCGCGACCTTGAAGGGGCGCCAATGTCGATGATGACTCGGCTATGCGGGTGGGTCGCCGCTCCGTTCTTCATTGCCGGTTTCGTTCTGCTCGCACTGGGAATCTTCATCGAATACCTCGGCGAACCGGCAGACGGACAAAGCCGCTGGCTGGAAGTGATGCAGAAAAGGGAATCGTAATGATGCGGACGTTCGAATACGACAACGTCGAAGTGCTTCAGGTGGTCGACGGCGACACGCTCGACGTGCGAATCACGCACGATTGCGGGTTCAAGATCAAAACGACCTTCGAAACCCGTGTTCGCTTACTCGGCATCAACGCCCCCGAAATGCACGGGGCGACGAAGGAAGCCGGGATCGCCGCCAAGGCGCATCTCTATCAGCTCGTCGACCAAACCCGACCGCTGGTGATGCGGACGGTGAAGGACAAGGGCGACAAGTACGGCCGTTTCCTCGCCACGATCATCGGCCACGCCGACGGCGAACCGTACAGCATCAACGATCGAATGGTTCGGGACGGTTTCGCCGCCCCTTACGAAGTGTGAAAGGGAACCCCATGAAGTTCGTCCGCTTGCTTCTGCTCATTCTGGTGTGCTCGACCGCGCGGGGTGAAGACTTCACCGCTCCGCATGTGATGGCGAGCGTCCGAATCGCCAACGGCGGCGTTCGCTGCTCGGGGGCGATCATCTCCAAGGGGAAGAACTGGGGAGCCGGAACCAGCGCCGCGCACTGTTTCGAGGGGAAGATCGGCAACTCATTCTTCATCAACCACCCCGACGGACGGACCAGCGAAGCGATTCTGCTGGCGATCGACAAGCAAGCCGACCTGGCCCTGTGGAAGATTCCGGCCAAGGACATTCGGTATCACTCCTGGGTTCCGGAGAAGTGGAAGGACGCGGAAAGTGAAGGGCTCTACTACTACGAAGCGGTCGGGTACACGAGCGGCGAAGGCCCCGAGTACAAGAGCGTCAAACCCGATTCCAACTCCGGTGGTCTGTTCCACGTCGAGACCGGCGATTTCGGTCCCGGCGACTCGGGCGGAAACGTGTTCTGTAACGGCGCTCTCGTGTCGGTGATCTCAGCTTCAGAGTCTCCGCAGTCTCCTCGAAACAATCACGAAATCTACGGCTGTACGCTCGAGAAGCTCGTCGCGTTCCTCGAGAAGTGCGACGGTTGCTTCGGTGATGATGACGACGAGTGTGGGAACTGGGGTTGTCGTCGGAAGAAACAGCCTCAGAAGAACCTTCCGCCTCAACCTCCCCCGTGGAAGCCGAACCCGAACATTCCGATCAACCCGCCTCCGGTCGATCCTGGAACAGCCCCGCCGCCTCCCGGTGAACCCCCGGCGCCGGTTCTCCCGGCCCAGCCCGACCCGAAGATTCAGCAACTCGAGAAGATCATCGAGGAGATGAAGAAACAAATCGACGAGCTTCAGAAGCGGCAACCTCTCGCCGGCCCGGCAGGCAAGGATGGTGCTCCCGGTCCTGCCGGTGCTCCCGGTAAGGACGGAGCGCCGGGGAAGGATGCCGTGGTCGACATGGCCGCGATCAAACTTCAAGCCGAAGCGACCGCTCGAGCCGCGGTCGATGCGCTGGTGGCTTCCGGTGCGTTGAAAGGCCCAAAGGGAGACAAAGGCGAAGATGGAAAACAAGGCGCGAAAGGCGACAAGGGGGAGCCCGGCCAGACCGTCGCTCATCCCGAGAACCGGGTGATTTACTTCACCAGCCGCAACATCGCTTCGC